GAAGCAATCACTGACGAGTCGCTTCTCGCGGCTTTCGACGTGGTGCTCGACCAGGCCACCGCACCCACCGTCGCGGCCGCTGTCCCGGCCGGCACCGTCCTGATCGACTCCGCCGTGCTGAGTGACCTCCAGGCGTCCGCCGCGCTGGGTCGCAAGGCCAGCGAAGCGCAGGACACCGCGCGCCGCACCGCGATCGTGGACAGCGCCGTGCAGGACGGCCGCATCGCGCCCGCCTCGCGCGCCACGTGGCTCGACTCGCTGAACGCGAGCGAAGAGGTCACGACTGCCCTCATCGCCTCGCTGGCGAAAAACACCGTCCCGGTCACCGAGATCGGCACCGCCGATGAACCGACCGAAGCGGACAACCTGTACGCGCTCGCGTTCGGCAACGACACGAAGGAGGCCTAACCATGGCTGACTACCTGCCCAAGTTCGATTCCGGCAAGCCTTTCACGCTGGCCGCTTCGGCAGACGTGACCGGTGGCCGCGTTCTCATCGCCTCCGGTGCGGGGACCGTCGCGTCCGCCGGTGCTGACGCTGCAAACGTCGTCGGCATCGCGGGCTTCGATGCCCTTTCCGGCGAGCCGGTGACCGTCTACCCGCGATCGGGTGGCGTGCAGAAGCTCGTCGCCTCCGCGGCCATCGCTGCCGGCACCAAGGTCATCTCGGCTGCAACCGGGAAGATCGCGACCGTTGGCGCCGGAGCCAACCCCATCGGCATCGCTCTCACCGCTGCCGCCGCCGACCTGGACGTCGTCGACGTCCTCTTCATCTAAGGAGCAAGAAAAGACATGGCGTCTTACACCTACCCGGTGGCGCGTCCCACGGGCACGCTCACCACGGCGCAGATTCACCTGCTCCTGTCCAACCCGAATGTCATCGCCAAGCGCGCGGCCGCTCTCGCGGATCAGAAGTTCATCGCGGACTTCCTGCTGCGTGGCCGCTTCAACGCGGTCGGCGGCGGCATCTTCTACGAGACCGGCGAGGAGCTGTTCGCCGCTGACTCGCCCGAGGTCATCGCGCCCGGTTCGGCATACCCGAAGACGGTCCTCACCAGTGGTGAAATCGCCGCTGCGAAGACCGACAAGCGCGGCATAGGCACGGACATCTCCGACGAGAAGATTTCCCGCGAGGGCATCAGCTACGTGAACAAGGGCCTCGTCCGGCTCGCGAACACCGTCATCCAGGATGTCGACCTTCGGAGCATGGCCGTTATCGCGTCGAAGGTCACGACCTCGGCGGCGGCTTCGGCTGCGTGGACGACTCCCGGCGCGGTGCTCGAGACTCTCGTGACCCAAAACGGACTCCGCGGAGACGGCACCGGCATCGACCTTCAGGTCATTGTCCTGAAGCCGGCGAAGTTCGCGAAGCTCGTCGGCATTCTCGTGGATGCTGGCGCGTTCCCGAGGGAGCAGGCGAACATCGTTCTGTCCGGCAACCTGCCGTTCGACGCGCTCGGGTACACGTGGACCACATCGCCGACCTACCTCAGCGACAACCCGCTGTTTCTGGACGTGGATCAGCTCGGCGGCATGGCGGACGAGTCCCTGCAGTCGCCGGAGTTCGTGCGGTACGCCGGTTCGCAGGTCGAGGTGTCCAGCACTCGTGCCGGCTCCCTCGACAAGTACGAGCTGCGCGTGCGTCGCGTCACGGTCCCCGTCGTCACCGAGCCGCTCGCCGGAATCACCATCACGGGAACGCTCCTCTGATGGCCGTCTCGAAGCCGAAAGCATACCGAGTCAAGGGCGCTGTCGCGGTCATCCGCAAGGACAGCCACGAGCGCTACATCGACCGTGGCGGCGTGTTTCTCGCCGACGCTCTCGATGAGGCGAACGCGAAGCACCTCCTCGCGGCGGGGCTCATCGAGGTCTTCGAGCTGCCCGAAGTGGTAGACGAGGCCAAGGCCGACGCCGACAAGGCCGCGGCCGACAAGGCCGCAGCCGAAAACAAGAAGTAACGAGAAGGGGGCGGTGGAGTGATATCCCCGAACGAAATCAGCACTGACGAGGACCTCGCACGCCGCATTCTGGTGCGTGCGCGCTCCATCGCCCCCTGTCTCAATTCGATCCCCGACGACGACGACCGCAAGCTCGATGCTCTCGCGATCCTCAAGGGCGTCGTCGCTGAGGTCCCGGCGCCGGGCGCACGCCGGGTGAAGTCCCGCGGGAGGAATGGGACCTCGATCAGCTACAACGACCTCAGTGGGGCGTTCAGCAACGACGACATAGCAAGTCTCCGCTACCTGTGTGATGCGGCACCGGCCGGCCGTCCCGTTGGGAGCTTTCCGGAGGCGCGCGCATTCGGGCGCGAATGGCCTGAGGAGAAGTACTCGTGAGCTGGGACGATCCGTTCTTCTATCCGCACACGGTGAGCATTCGAAACGCCCTGCCGTCCGGCGGCATGGGCACCGGCTATGCCGCCGCGCGCACTGTGGCGGCCGAGGTGAAGGACGAGCAGCGTCTCGTCCGCAACTCCGCCGGGGCCGAGGTCGTGTCGTCCTCTTCGGTGACCGTGCCGATTGCCGAGCATGTCCCGGTGGGCTCGCTCGTCACCGTGTGGCCCGGTAGCGCTCGGGAACGCGAAGCGGAAGTGCTCGCCGTCAGCGCCGACGAAAACGGTGTCGACGATCTCGACTCGTTCCTGATCCTGTCCCTGAATTAGGAGGTCACCGTGAAGAGTCAAGTGCCCGTCACCTCGGAGGTCGAGAAGGCTGTGCAAGCAGGGCTAAAGGAAGCGGGAAAGGCGATTCTGAAACGCGCCCGGGAGCTCAGCCCGTCCGATGAAGGTGTCTCAGACAAGTCCGGATTCTCCTTGGTAGATGACCTCACCCTTCAGGTGGGATTCAAGTCGCATATTTCCCGCATACAGCACGAGAACCTTGACTATCAGCACAAGCCTGGCGAGCAGGCTAAGTTCCTTGAGGCTGCTCTCGATGAGGTCGACGTGGGCGCGATCCTCGCGGAGAAGGTGCGGGCCGCTCTTGGATGATCGCACCCTCACTATGCTCATCTGCTCTCTTCTCGGCGAGATCCCAGACTGGGACTGGAACCCCGGTGATCCGGACTACATCTATGCGGCCGACCCCGTGATCATCTTCTACGGCGCGCTCGGTACTTCCCCCGACAAGGCGGTCGGCGTCCGCGTCTACGGGGCCGCCGACAGCCTGACCGAGCATTACGGGTCGCGCCGCGTCCAGCTTCGGCTGCGCGGCGAACCCGGTCGCCCCGATGGCGCCGACGTGCTCGCGGCCCCGGCGTTCGCGGCACTCCAAGGACTTTCCCGTGTGGGAGGGATCAGCGGCATCAGCCGGATATCAATGGCACCAGCCGGTGCCGACGACAACCGTCGCGAAGAGCGCACGGAGAACTACCTCATCATTCTCGACAATTTGGAGGCTCTCACATGAGCAGCACAGTCCCCCTTCCCGCTGGCACAACGCTCGGCAAGAGCTTTGAGTACGGCATCGACATCAACGTCGGAACGCTGGCCTCGAAGGTCTGGCAGCCGTTCCGCCGCATCAGCGGTTTCCAGCCGTCGCCGACACCGACCACTCAAGACGCCCAGACCTACGACGACCTCGGCGCCCAGAATACTGACGTCACCGGGTGGAGCATCAACCACGCATTCAATGCCCAGGTGAACCGGAGCGTTACGACGGGTCTCTATCTGCCCGAGGTTGAGGCAGTCATCGCCCGCACTGGCCCGGACGCGAAGGGTGAGTTGGCCGTCATCGAGGCGCGCTGGTACCACAAGCCCGAGACCGGGGCGCCCAACGCGAACGACGCCGGCCAGGGGTTCTTCACCGTCGCCACCACCCGGCAGAACACCGGACCGAACGGCGAGATTGAGGTGCTGTCGGTTACCCTGACCGGTAAGGGCACCTACGACAAGATCGTCAACCCATTCGCGGGCTGGGGAGTCACCACGCCGGTCGTATCGACCGTGTCGGCATCTTCCCCGGGAACGAACCCTGCAGGGACCGGCGATCAGGTCACCATCACGGGTACGAACCTCACGGGTACGACCTCGGTCACGTTCGATACCCTCGAGGCGAGTTCGTTCGCTGTCGTCAGCTCGACCACGATCGTGGCAGTTCTGCCCAGCGATACTGCGGGCACCGTGCCTGTCGTCGTCACCACCCCCGCTGGCACGTCGCCTTCGGTCGACTACACACGGGCGGCGTAACCCATGGGCGCTATCGACTTCAGTGAATGGGTAGCGCCTGACCTCGAAATCCTGCTGGGAGACCGTACCTACTCGGTACGGCCTCCCAGCGTCGAGGCCGCAAAGATGATCCTCGCCGCGGCCGTTCGTGGCGAGGTGAAGCTCGGTCTCGTCAAAGGGGAGATCCCCCCCGAGGTACAGGCGATGCTCGACAGCATCGGCGACGAGCACCCCGCCCTGGGGGATGCGTACGCGGCCATGGTGGCCAACAAGGTTCCCGCCGCGACTATCGACCGTGTGGCCTACTATGCGGTCTTCTACTGGGCACGCGGCAAGGAATACGCCGACACTCTCGCGAAGCTGCTGTGGCTGCCTCGCGAACTCACCCCTGGAACTGTGGGTGATGCGGCCCCAAAAGGCTGAACACCGCCGAGGACTGGGCACCGTACGGCATCGGGGATCCTGATGCTGACGGGTGGTATGCGGACTACAAACCGGTGCCCCAACATCTGAAACCTGAAGCGCCCGACGCCATGCCAGGCACTACGGCACCGGCTGACATAGACGGGTCGCTTCTGGCTCTCATTACTAACTGGCGACTGGTCGTCGCGGAGCTCGCTGAGCGCGGCATTGACCTGTACGACCCCGCTGTTCTCGCACGTCCATGGCCCGGTGTTCGGGCGGTGATATTCAGCTTGATCGATTCGCCGACGCGATTGCGGGCGGTACTCACCCGGAGGTGACTCATGGCTACTCTCAGGGCGGCGCAACTCGAGGTATTGTTCACGGCCGATACGACGCAGGTCCAGAAGGCTGACAAGGACGTCAAGTCCATCGGTGAGCGCATCGAGAAGAAGCCGATCAAGCAGAAGATCGATGGGGACGAAAAGGGCGCCCTTGCCAGCATGGACCGGGTTGAGGGCGCGGCGAAGAAGCTGGTATCGCAGAGCACCTCGCTGAAGCTCGACGCGGATATCACGCGGGCTGAGAAGGGCTTTGATCGGGCGAAGCAGCGTCTTGCTGATCTTGAGGTGCGTGCTCTCGGAGGGCTCGATGTGACGGCTGATGTGCGTCGTGCTGAGGCTGCTCTATCGAAGATCGAACGCAACCTGACCGGCCTGCGCACGGCGAAGAATGAGATTCAGATCGATGCGTCGACGGTCAAGGCTGAGGGTGAGCTTGATCAGTTCGCGTCGAAGGCTCGCACGGCTGGTGATAAGGGTGGGAAGTCATTCTCTGGCGGACTTGACTCTGCTACTCGCGGCGCAGGCCAGAAGGTCGGCGATGCTGTCGGCGGCGACATCGAGGAGACTCTCATTTCGGCGCTGGTCGCCATCCCGATCGCGGGTGGAATTATCCTCGCAGCGGTTGGCATCGGTAAGGCCATCACTGGTGCGATTCAGGACGGGCTGCAGGTTGAGGTTGGCAACGACCGTCTGCAGGCGCTGACGGGTATCAGCGAGGCTGATGCTCTCCGTCTGGGCCGTGCTGCCGGCGAAGCGTATGCGAACGTCTTCGGTGATTCTGTCGAAGCGAACATGGACACGACGCGGCTTGCCCTGCAGTTCGATCTCATCAACGCTGATACCTCCACGAAGAGCGCGCAGAAAGTCGTCGAAGGGCTGTCTGGTATCGCGAGTGTTCTCGGTGAGGATGTACGCCCGATCGCGGCAGCCGTCACGACGATGCTGAACGCAGGTCTGGCGAAGTCTGCCGAGAACGCCTTCGACATCCTTGCTACGGGTGCGCGCGAAGGCGTGAATCGCAGCGAAGACCTGGTTGACACTTTCACTGAGTATCCGGCTACGTTCTCCCGCCTCGGCCTGTCGGCGGAGGAAGCACTCGGACTTCTCAACCAGGGCCTCGGTGCTGGTGCGCGCAACAGCGACCTCGCGGCCGATGCGCTCAAGGAATTCCAGATCCGGGCCACTGATTCGTCTAAAGCGTCGGCAGCAGGATTCAAAGCGCTCGGACTTGACGCGGAAGATATGACGGCGAAGATCTCGCGCGGTGGTCAGGATGCCAACGATGGGCTCTCGCTCGTGCTAGATAAGCTTCGCGAGACCGAAGATCCGGTGCTGCGTAACGCGGCCGCCGTGGCATTGTTTGGTACTCAGGCCGAAGATCTCGGCACAGCGCTGTTCTCAATGGACCTCTCGACTGCTGTTGCCCAGCTCGACGGCGTTACGGGCGCAGCACAGAAGATGTTCGACACCCTCGCGGACAATGACGCCACGAAAATGGAGCAGGCATCGCGCAATATCGAGGTCGCGGCTGACGGGATGAAGGGCGCCCTCGCAGCTGCCTTCTCGGATCCACTCGGCGAGGCGGCTGATTGGATCTCGTCCAACCGCGGTCCGATGCTGCAGTTCTTTCTCGACCTCGCGAACGGGGCGCTCGACTTCGGCGTGACCATGGTTGAGGCCACTGCAGACAGCACGGAAGCGCTCGGCGAATTTGTCTCCGGCCCTCTCGCTGATGTACTCGATGGCATGGCGGGAGTCGTCTCAAAATTCAATTGGGGTAACGATGGTGGCCTCGGCGACCTCGCCGACAGCATGCGTGGGTTCAAGGACGAGACCACCACTGCTGCCGAAAACATGCGCAACAACCTTCTGCCGGGGATCGAGGATGCCCGCGACAAGCTGAACGAATTCGGTGATGGTGCTGTCGCAATGGGCTTCCTCAACGATGCCTCGCTACGACTGATCGATACCATCGGTGAGGTCGGCGTCACAGCCGAAGGGGCCACTTATGGACTCGACGGTATCGACCTGGCGAACATTCGCGCATCCGACTCGGGCAAGCTGCTTGAGGACCAGGTACGCAACTCGATCGCGGCGATGGGGGAAGAGGTCGCCGCGGCAGCTACGACGGGCGAAAGCCAGGACGAGCTGACGGCGCGCTACAACGCGTCGAAGGACGCCCTCGTCGGCCAGATGGTTCAGATGGGCCTCACGGAGGAAGAGGCGCGCGCGCTGATCGATACCGTTCTGGAGACCCCTGTGTCCAAGACGACCGAGTTCGGGTCGAACGCGGCGGCTCAGCAGGCTGTCGTGCAGGCCCTTGCAGATCGGGTGACGACGCTGCCGGACGGCACGGTCGTGATCGACGCAGACACTAGTCCTGCCGAGGGCAAGATTGCGAACCTGTTCAGAATCACGTCCGGGGCGGGGGCGCCGGGTGCATACGGAAACGGGCTCGGGGTGCTCAAGGAAGCCACCGGTGGCGTGGTCGAGTTCATGGCGCAGGGTGGCTTGCGCGGCCTCACACCGATGTCGTCTGTCGCGCAGGTCGTACCTCAGGACACCTGGCGCGTCGTCGGTGACCGGTCGGACGTGCCTGAGTCGTTCATTCCCATCGACGGATCCGCACGGTCCATGTCGATTCTTCTCGAGACTATGCGGCGCATGGGCGTCATGCCGATGGCTTCAGGTGGCATCACCACGTCGCCGGGGATGGGAACCCCGGATCGCCCGGCCACCGTCACGGTCGAGGTCGTAACCGTGCAGAACGAAGACCCACGGGTCCTCGGCCGCATCGTCGGCCGTGAAGTGAGAACCGCACTGGCAGGGAGGGCATAATGACCGCAATCGTGCATATTGCTGCGCTCGCCATGGATGGCACGTACCAGCGCGCTGATGATGTCTACCAGGTCGGGTCGAAGTTTTTCAGCGACTGGTATTCGCTGTCGGATTCGAAGTCCGACATTCGTGAGCGCCCGGTTGCGCATGGCGCGTATGGTATCGCCGAGGACTGGCGGTCGTCTCTGGTCATGGAGATGGATGGCTGGTTTCGTGGTGCCTCGTGGCTGTCGATGATGAATGCCCTCCGGGCGGCCATCTCGACCGGTCCCATGGTGACAGTGTCCGTAACCGACGATGAGGGAACTACCTCGCGGTCGGTGTCGGTGCGGCGGTTCGTTCCTGCGCCGGATCCGGGCGCTCGGGTGTGCGATTTCAGCCTGCTCATGGTGGCCCTCGACCCGCTCCGGTACGGCCCAGCAGTATCCGTTTCCACCGGCCTCCCGACGGCTGGTGGCGGTCTGGCCTACCCGATCACGTATCCGATCGGTTATGGTACGGCTGGCAATCCTGGCCGGGTCGTGACCGTGAATCCGGGGACTGCCGAGACATACTCTTCCCTGGAAATCACGGGCGGCATGTCGGGCGGGTTTGAACTGACGGAGACGAGCACAGGCCGGGTTGTTCGGTTCGAGCGGCCTATCCCTTTGGGCTCGACCGTCTACCTGAATCCGCGCACGGGCCGGGCGTCTATCGACGGCGCGTCAGACGTGTCGGGGTATCTGACGCGCTCGGACTGGTGGTCAGTCCCGGCTGCTATTGGTGGCACGCCCGGGTCCCGTGAAATTCAGTTCGTTGCTCTCGGGGCTGTTACTGGCACCCCAACACTCACGGCGCATACCAGCGCCGCCTATTGGTAGGAGACACCATGGCCCTTCAAGATTCATTCCCCGGCGCTTCTGGCACGGTGGATTCGACCGAACTCCGCAAGAACCTTGCGGGGCTGATCGTTCGCGACACGGCGGGCACCCCTCGCGCGGGCATTTTCCCGCGGCACACAAATGTGCTGGTAACGTCTCGCGCTGACATGAAGCTGGATATCGCGGAGTTCGAGGGTGTCTCGGTTCGCGGCGGCGGCCCCCTGTTCCAGGCGAACGATGGCGTGGCCCAGTCGCCGCTGCTCCCGATCCCGCTGGCGAACTCGCAGATCTCGGTGCTCTATTTCAAGCAGAACGAGAGTGTCGCCCCATATGCGGATGCTGATAACCTGCCCATCTTCGGTGTTGTCACAGGAGCTGCTGCTGCGTCCCCGGTGAAGCCGTCAATTGCGGGCGTCGCTGGTGCAACCGAGCTGGCAACGATCACGATCCCGTCCACTGCTACGGCCACCAGCTCGGCGGGCGTGGTCATCACGCAGTCGTTCCAGTACACGACGACGTCGGGTGGGGTGCTCCTGTTCCGCACGGCTAATGATCGGGATCTCTATACCACTGCAACACCGGGCCAGCACGTGTTCGTTCTTGCTGACGGTGCTGAATATACACGTGCCGGTTCTACCTGGGCTCGCTTCGGGACGTCACCGTGGGTTACATACTCACCGACGCTGACGAACCTCGTAATCGGTACTGGCGAGGCAGCACTGACTTTCGCT